TGGAATGAAAAATGTCTTGGACATTTATCGAAAGGTTTAAGAGCAAAATTCACTAAATTTCCAGAATTGCGTAAACAATTACTAGAAACTGAGGATAAAATTTTAGGATATGCTGATCCTCGTGATGTTGTTTTAGGTATTGGTTGTGCTATGGGAACACCTAAATCATTAAAATCATCAAAATGGAGAGGTGATAATCATATGGGAAAACTTTTAATGGAATTAAGACAAAAATTAAAAGAAGAAGAAGAATTTAGTTAACACATCTACCACAATTAGATCTTAAACCAGTAGGAGTTTTCATTACGTTTAGAATTCCTCCTAGTTTAATAACAAGTTGTGTTTCACTATCAATAGCTCTTGCAACTTTATTAAGGCCTTTTAAAGAAGCAATTTGACGAGCTCTAGCAATACGACGAGTATGAGAATAATCTTCTGTAGGCATTCTTATTCTTTATTATCAAAATTTTTATAGAATTCAGAATAAGAAAGAGGTTTTTCAGGTGGAGGAGTATTATTTACAACTGGACCAACAAATCTATCAAATAATTTCTGTCCAATTAATTTTGAAGCTTCATCTTCCGTAATTTCTTTCTTTTCAATTTGTCTACGTAATTTTAACATTTCAAAGAAAGTTTGATCTAATTTTCCTTGAATATGCATTTCAAATATAGTAGGAAATCTATTATAAAGAACTTCGTTTTCTTCAGATAATTTTTTACGATATTCAGTAAAGTTAGAAATTTTTAATTTTTTATGTTTACGCATAGATGTATCCATATCACGAACTAAAGATTGAATTTTCATAGAGCTCAAAAATTCTTCTTGGTCCATTTGTATTATTTCTACGCTATACATTAAGATGTCTACAATTACCGCCGGTGGACAAATTATAGAAGCAGCACATTCTGCTCCAAATGAACCACACGCTCCACAAAAAATAGCAGGTTCTGCTGTAGATGCTGCAACTGCTAGTTTATCTGCGAAAATATCTCAACAAGTAGCTGCATCTAGATCTTTAGGTGCAGGACAAAGAGGAGCAGGAAAACGTAGAAAAAAGTATAAAGGTGGAGGGAATGTAGTTCCTCCAGCTATACCAACAGCAAGTAGTATTCAAGGTATAAGTCCTGCATCAGTTCATGCAGGAGCAGTAAATAATCTAGCACAATTACGAGCAAGTGCTGTATATGATAAACATATAGGAGCACAACCTATGCAAGTTGGTGGTAAAAAGAAAAAAACTCGTAGAAAACGTAATGGACGCAATAACACAAGGAATTATAGGAGGAGTCGCCGCAGCAGTCGCTCTAATAAGCGTAAGCGTAGTATCAAAGTTTAATCCAACTTTATCTGTATTTATAAATTCAATTGAAACACATACATGGTGGTTAATTCTGTTAAGTGCATTAATAACAGCACAAATATGTTTATCCTATTTTATGGTAAATGCTTTATTGGAAGCACCTTCTCAAATAACTCCGACAACTCAGAAATAAATTCTAGACATTCAGAATGTTTTGTAATTCCTGTAAGAATAATCTTTCCAGTTCTGAAAACTTTAGCAGTTCTTTTTGATGGACCCATATGTATCTTTACACCAGGATATACATCAGGATCATAATGAGATGTAATGTTTTCCATATTTGATTTACGAATAGTATTATGAAGAAGTTCTCTTGCAATCGTTTGATTTGATGATAATTTAGTAGTATAATTCATCAAAACAACCTTGTAATTAATAATTTCATATTTCTCAGGAATATCTTTTAAAGCATATCGAGAACCATTCCAAATTTCTTGAAGAAGAATACGCATACAACATTCATGATATTTATCGTGAAGAATACCAGTCATATGAAATACACCATTTTGAAAGATTTTAATTGTAATTTCTTTCAAATGTAAAGTTCCATCGCCATCATTTAACATAACGATTGTTAAAGAATTATGACAAAATCCTGTATTATTATTTGAAGGTTCTTTTTTAGAACGACGTTTAATTTTATCTCGTTTACTTTCTCCTCGTTTAGGAAATCCTCGTTTTTCAATTTTAATAATATCTTTATTAATAGGAAGTGATTGAAGAAGCAAAGTTGTATCAAATTTAAGGTTTGTTTTGTATAGAACTACCATTGTCGACAAAACTGGTACTTCCATTGCTATTTAAAGGTTTTTGTATGTAAAGGGTATCAATTTCGTTTTTCCATGAAAAAGGAAGACTTTCTGTAAATTTACATATGATTCCAGTAGGAAACTTTCTAATTAATTTTCTCAGAATAACTTGTGAAATTGAATCTAACATAAAACCAGGTTCTAAATGTCCTAAAAAAATAGCACAATTAGAATGGTGATTTACTATTGCCATAGCTTCATCTGATAATTCATTCAAAGGAACTTTTGATAAATCTATAAATGTTCTATCTTTAAATAATTCTTTAAATTTTTCTTTAAACTCATTAAAATTACTAAGATTTGTAGATACAAATAACATTATTTAAATAAAAGTTTATTATGTTTAAGGTTTAACATCGCCAAATCTAGGTTTATCTATTCTTTGAACAGGAAGAGCAGAACCTTGATATCTCACAAAAAGTCTTTTAGGATTTACTAAAAGATCATTACCATGATGTTTTTCAATATATTTAGGACGAGGAATTAAAGAACCAATTTTATAAGGAGGATCATTACCTTCTTGATATCCAAGAGCACTAAATTTAGTAGGACCATGTGTAGTTCTTTCAAAAGGAACATTTGCTTTAACTGAATGATTAGCATTTGAAGGACACCATTTAGTAGGGTCTGAAGGACACCATTTAGTAGGGTCTACAGGAGGAATACGAATTGTATCATCAACAAATACTGGGGGACCAACTTGTCCTGTTGTATGAGCTGGAGGTTTTGTTTGATGACAGAAAAGTCTTTCACGAGTTATTGTGCTAGCATCTTTAGTAGGAATTACTCGAGCCATAGCAACACAATTACTAATACTTCCAAGAGAACTAGAATTAGCTAAAAGTCTTCCTCTTTGATAAGCTAAATCTTTATCAATTCCTACTGCGCCTCTATAAGCAGTAAAATCACTTGAATCTCTTGGTTGGCCAGTTTGTTTCTTTGTAGAAATAGGAGCTTTACCTTTAGACGTTTCTAAATCAGATGCTTCTCTCAATGTTCCTTTATCTTGACCATTAATAGGAAAAAATCTAGAACTAGATAATCGTTTCTTCGTAGTAATATCAGAAGAATCCAATGGTTTTAAAGTATTTAGAACTTTTGGCATAGAAGCCATTTTATTTCTTAAATATTGTGATGAAGACATTTGTTTAATCAAACTATATTTTTCTTAGATCAAATCTACATGAGTTAGAAAATGACGTCTACAACAAGGTCGATTCATACCAAGTTCATCAAGAGCTTTACCTTCAGCAGTTTTAACTGTTGTAGCAGTCAAATATTCCATTTGTGTTTTTCCTTCTTTTTTACGGTTTTTTTCAACTAGCTCAAGATAAGTAAGGTATTTTCCTGCGATAATGTTATTACATGAAACACAACGAATTGGAATAATCATTTTGTTTATTTAAACAAATATAATATCTATATTCGTTTTCTATCTTAAGAATAATAAGGATGGATAAAGATTCTCTTGGTGGATTAATTGTAGTTTTAGTTTTATTATTAAGTATATCTCAGCGTAACTTTTCTTCATCCATACTTGAACTTCTTGTAAAATTAACTAAACCTGGTTCAACAATTCTTTTATTAGGTAGTTGTCTAGTATTGTTTATGAATGGATGGCACTATACTGCTTTAGCACTTGGACTTTTGAGCATTTTTCTCTTAAAAGATATGTGGTTATGGACAAGCGCTCGTCGTCTACATATGGATATTCAAAAAGATCAATCAAGATTTGTAGCTTCTAATAGTATAGATTTACAATGGGCTCAAAAATCTTTGTCTCATGATTCACCTTCGATGTTAACATCAGCAAAAAGTGAAACGATGTTAATTTTTCCACCTTCAAGTGAAACTTTAAAAGAAATGTGTGGTTAAAATAATAAATGTTTGGTAAAATTCCAGATACTTTAAGACTGATAACATCTCAACCACAATTACGCGCTGCCACTCCGGTAGGTCCTACTGGTTCTCAAGGTCCTCAAGGTCCTGCTGGTAATAATGGTGCTCAAGGTCCTACTGGTTCTCAAGGTCCTACTGGTTCTCAAGGTCCTCAAGGTCCTCAAGGTCCTCAAGGTCCTCAAGGCGCTCAAGGTCGTCAAGGCGATCAAGGTAGTCAAGGCGCTCAAGGTCCTGCTGGATCAAACGCATCACTTAGTTTAACTACTGTTGATAAAAGTTTTTTTACAAGTCCAGAAGGTCAAACCCAGTCAGATGCTATAGTTTCAGTAAATAAACTGACATTATCTAATTGTACTATATATTATTTTGATGCAATAACTGCCCAAAAAAGTGTAGATAACTATTCTATTTTAATATATTATCCAGTTGCTCCTACTGTATACTCTGTTATAGTAACACCACATTTATCTAGCAGTGGTATGCCAACAATAACTACAAGAGATGTTTCTAACTCAATTGAACGTTATACTGAAATTAATTTTAATAATCAAAATGGTATAAGATGTTATATACAAATAGTAGTTAGTAGCTAATTTACCAAATAACAGATAATTCATTCGTTGACCAATATTCTGAAACTCCTGAAGGAAGACGACGATGAATAATAAAAGGTAATTTTTGTTCATGAATTTCTTTTTCCGCTAATTTCCATACAAATTGAGGATCAGAAGTTAACATACCTTCAAGAGAAACAAGAGGTTTTGAACCTTCAGCGATTTGCTGTGCTCTTGTCGCGACTAAAGTAACATATTCGTATTTTGAATAATATGGAAATGTTACTCTTGGATTTTCCAATGATTCCCTTACTTGATCACGAGATACAGGAACAACTTCAGGATGTAGAATACGTGATTCATAACGAAGTTCTTCCATTTTTATTATTAACTAATCTAAATAGTTTATTTTCCGTTTTTATTCATAATGATAACACGAAAAAGATATTATCCTAAAAAGTATTTTCAAGGATTATCTGATAGAAAAAAAACACAACGAAAAAATGAAATTAAAAAATTTAGTGCGTTTTCATCAAGAGATCCAAGGGCATATACAGGATTTAAAACTGATAAGAATGTAAAAACAAAGACTTCAAGTTATACTACTAAATGGAGAAAAATGTTTCCTGAGGCGTTATCACTTGAATCTAAATCTAAAGCTTCAGGTGTTCCATTAAAATATATTAAGGAATCATATAATCGTGGTATGGCTGCATGGAGAACAGGGCATAGACCAGGTGCTACACAACAACAATGGGGATATGCAAGAGTTCATTCATTTTTATTAAAAGGAAAAACATATTATACAGCTGATTCTGATTTAGTAAAAGAAGCTATAGAAAATTCTAAAGAAGCAAAGAAATGGTGGTCTAAATAGTTTTTCTTTTTTGTGTTATTAATTTACCTTTTCTATATCTTTTTAAAGTATAACCTTTTTTCCAAAGAACATTTTTAGTGCATACTGCGATAGCTAAACCTTCTTTACCTGAAGATTTCTTAACCTTTTTAACACATCTATTAAATTTCTCTTCTATCATTTCTAATTAACACGAGAAGATTGTTTCCATGTTTCATTACAATTTGTACATTGATATAACCAAGCAAGATTCTTTTCATTAATTTTTACTGCAACAACATCAGGATTTGCGC